AGGCTGCCACTGAGCTGAGAGTTGGTTTCTTCGGAGACGCTATTTGCTATGCGCCTGTTCGTCAGGGCGTTTCGCAGCTTGCCTAAGAAAGGAGCGCTACTCAAATGGCTCTTGTAGGCAAGTCTCTCGCAGATAGGCAACTCTATTCTGGTTCTATCAGATTCGAGGGTCGCTTCTTCCCCGCCGGTGCTGGCGTTCCCACTGCTCCCAATGCCGTTGGGTGGTCGGTCGTTCGTACCTCTCAGAGCTTGTATACCGTTACTCTGCTTAATACCAAGCTCGCGAACGTTGCCCCCGGGTTCTTTTCCCATCGACTGGGGCCCTGCATCGTACAACTCTGCTCTGTGCAGGAGACCGGGACCTTGGATGTCGTTGCTAGGTTCGGCGACTTTACCGCTGCAACTGCAGTTGCCGATGCAACGGTTGTTATCAAGGTAATGACTGGGGCTGCAGTGGCCACCGATTTGGGTGCCAATGCTAATAACAGCGTCTCGTTTGCGCTGAAGTTCCTGGATACGACTGTGACCAAGTAGATTCAACAGAGGGTCGGAGATGGCTCCGATTCTCGATTGAACCAACATGGCTAAATCAGTTGCAGTAAGTCTTATCATTGACCGAACCCTGAGAATGGCTGACAGGGAAGGGTCTGCTTATGTCACCCGGGCTCACGTTCTTGACCTGATTGATTCAAGTTATGGAGAGTTCTATGAACAGCTCTATGATGCTGGCCTCATCTCCTTTGAAGCCGTAGCCAATCTTAGTCCTGTGTCTGGGGCAATTGCGCTCCCTGGTGGGTTTATGAAGGAACTGGCGATGCATTACGTTACTGGGAATACTATTTTCCCCTTGCGTAAGATTGAAATCACCAGCGTGCATCTCTTCCCGACGAACCAGGTACAGTACTCCTCTGCTTTCCGAATTGCGGGGAATAATGTTCTGTTCTATTCGATTCCGCCTAATGGACAAACGTATACTCTATACTACCTGCCAAACCCAGTTCTCATTAGCACTGAGGGTCAGACCTTGGACTTCGTGTCAGGGTGGGAGCAACTGCTGGTCTTGGATGTAGCTATTCAGATTAAGACCAAGGCGAATGAGGACTTCTCTGGGCTTCTCATTCTCAAAGAGAAGATGCTCAAGCGCATGGAGAAAATCATAGCTGAACGTCGGGCCGCAATGGCTATGAGAGAAGAACAGCTTGTGGGAGACCCTCTTAATGGTCAGGGAGTGGCGTATGGGGATGAAGCCTTTAAGGCCAGAATGATTTACTAGTGATACTCCCCAAGCAGATAGTCATCCCTGACTTCGATGACCAGAAGAAGGTTGTCGATTCCGTTAATAGGGCTCTATTTGGGATTTATAATTGTCTATTGAGCGTTGAGCCTGACTTACGCAACCAGGTTCTGACTATCGCTGGGACGTTTCAGCCCAATGGGGGAGTCAACCCGTCATTCGTTGGGGAGAAGCTTGGGGAATGGAGCGTCACTAGGACTGGGGCCGGGTTCTATGTAATCAAGGTTCTGGATTCAGAGGCCAAGTTTCTCGGGCGTAGTGCTCTCATCTCCAAAACCCTTACGGTTCAGTCTGCCAACACGGGGGATGTTCACGCTCAGTTTACTACCATCAGCAGCAATCTGGACGCGGTTACTATCTTCGTTGATGTTGCTGGGGTTGGGGTGGATTTGATTATTGGAGTTAACGAAACAATTAGCTTTGAACTAAATCTTAAACGAAATGTCTGAAGTTAAAGTTGCAACTCATCTCGACGAGAGAATGGTATCTCCCCCGTCTTTGGTGGTTGCCGAAAACGTTGTCTGGAACCGCGTTGGCAAAACCACAAAGCGTGGAAGCCTCAATGACCTGACCGCCGGCCTGGCCTATTCCCCGGATGGCAGTTTCTTAAATACGGCCATGACTGAATCTCATGGATTGTTTGCCTACAACGATGGGGTTATTAGCGTAGATAAGAATGGCGTGGCTTTTAACTACACCAACGACATCATAACCACCACGCCGTCTGGGAATGCTGGGGCCTGGGTCTGTGCGACTGGGGGGCCGTTTGGGTTTGGAAAGATATCCCAGGATGTTCCCATCACCTCTAATTCCTCTGTTGTCTGGGCGTGTGACCAGGCCGTTGCCAGTGGATTTGTTTGCTATGTGTGGTTTGAGCCTAGTACGTCTACTACCTGGGTGTCGGTTAAGAGCACGATAAAAAACGCAATCGTTCAACAGGCAACTTCTCTTGGGAATCTTGGTGTCATCGGGGGATACGCCAAGGTTATCGTGGTTGGGAGCAAGTTCGCCGTAGTGCATACCAGGACTGCTACGGTCATTAGCGTCTATCTGATTTCTCCTGGGGTCTATACGCCTTACTCAACTGGTGGGGCGAATCAGAGCGTGTTCGACATTGCTACAACTGCGGTTGCTCCTAACATGTTTGACTGTTGCTCGAACGAGAGCAATTCTAGGGGGGTTCTGGCCTTTCACTCTACTGCGGCCAATGGTCAGGTGAACATCCTTACCTTTAATAACGCTGGCACTGTCATATCTGCTTCCACGGCTGCCTTCTCTGGCGGAATCACCCTGGGAACGTTCATCGCAGTTTGTGCAGAGAACGATGGAGTGAATGACCGTATTGGAGTTTCTTCTTTCTTCACTCAGGGCGGGACGGCTGGTGTCAGAGCCCGCATCTATGACAAGGTGTTGGCGAATGTTGCTGCGGCCACAACCATTGAGAGCGGGATTGCTACTCCGATTCAGAATCTTATTCTGACCTGGGGTGGCTCCTCCTCCCTGGATGCTGCCTTCACCGGAATTGCTGCGGCTGTTACGAATCAGGGTACGTGTCTCAGGCACGTTACCATTGTTTCTAAGTTCTTTAGGTATAACGGGCTGACTTATCTTGTTGTATGTCAGCATAATTTCAGCAGCAGCGCTGCGGTTATCAATTCATATTTTATTGTCAGCATTGATGGGAATGTCGTCGCCGCTCCTACTCGCTCCTGGGGCGTTGAGGCGTTCAGCTCCAGAAGCCTCGGGTCTGATGGGGTTGTCGGGTCGTTCAACCGTGGGGCTGCACCGGACATTGCTGTATTCAGGGGGTTCGCCTGTCAGGTGCAAGACTTGACCAACGAAACTGGTGCAGGGACGTTTGGCCTCGCTGTTCTTAGCACCGGTACCGCTTTTACTGGCTCCTTGACGACCAAGTCCTTTCTTAGTGATACTAGACTTGACCTGGCATTCAACAATAGTGCCGTGGAAGTGAATGGAGTGCTGTATGCCACCGGAATGCAGCTCTCTACTTACGATGGCTATACTGCCTGCGAACAGGGCTTTCATATTGAAGGGAGCATTGTAAGCATTAGCCAGTCTAACGGCGCTGGCACATTGGCTAACGGCTTTTATTCTTACGCTGTTTATCCCGAATGGGTTAACGCAAGGGGACAAACCGAAATAGGTACGTGCATTGGGTTTGCCGATATAACCACAACCGGGGCAAACGATACCGTTACGCTTACCCTTAGAACCCACTGGCTACTCAACAGACGCTCGGCCAGCAACGGCCCCGTTAGCTTTGCGGTGTTCAGAACCATATCGACAGACCCAACTGGCCCAAGATATCGAATCTCATTCCGTGACCCAAGCTTTCCCATTCCACTTGGTGCCTATAACCTGGGTGTTTATAACGACGTAAACCAAGATACGGTTACGTTTGTTGACTTGCTTAACGACGGGGCCATCGGAGGGAATGCCGTTGACTATCTTAGCAACGGTGAGCTGGACAATATTCATATTGGGCGGTGTTCGTCGATTGCCATTTACAAAAACCGTCTGTGTGTGTCGGGTGGAGAGAGGCGCAATACTGTCTTCTGCTCAAAAAAGATTAAGCAAGAAGCCAGTCAAAATACAGTCAACTTTAACGACGGGATTGTAATTACGATTCCCGAATTTGGTCTCGGTGACATTACTGCCCTGGCTGGGTTGGATGAGGCTCTGATTGTCTTCAAGGAGAATAGCTGTTTCTACGTAACCGGGGATGGTCCCGACGATGCCGGGTCTGAGGCCAACAGTCGCTTTGATACTGCCAGGCTGGTGTCTGGGGACATTGGGGCTATAGACCAACGAACGATTGTAGTACTGCCCATGGGTGTGATGTTCAACTCCAACAAGGGAATCTATCTGCTTAAGAGAGATATGCAGTTAGAGTATGTTGGCCAGGGCGTCGAGGCATATAACCCTATTACCGTTAAGCAGGCAATCGTTCTCCCTGCAACACAGCGGGTTGTGTTCCTTACGCTCAACGGACCTACCCTTGTGTATGATTACAGGATAAATGCATGGGCTACGTGGACTGGGCTGGCGAAGGGGTCTAATGCGTGCATACTAGATAGTACTTTTGTGCTATCGACGGCCAATGCGACTGTTCTGAAGCAGTTTGCTCCGGGCGTGGATGGGGCCAGTACCGCTTACTCTCAGATTGTGGAGACCGCCTGGTTGAAGGTGGCCGGTCCGCTTCAGGGTAGGCAATTGGTTAATGGAATTAATACAATGCTGGAGCGTGCCGGGGCTCACGACTTGAAGATTACAGTCTACTATGATTATAGCACCACCGCTGCTGGTACCAAGACGTTCCCAGACGCCGCTGGGACTATTAAGCAATGGCACTGGGACCTTCCTGCCCCTCATCAGATGCAGGCGGTTAAGTTACGGTTTGAGGATTTGGCCCCTGGTACTTCTAACCCTGCGACTACGGGTGGGTTTAACTTGATTGAGGTGGCTCTTGAGGCTTCTAGGTTTATGGGTCTTGCTGAGCTTCCGCTTGCTAGCAGAGGGTAATAACACTAATGCCGAATCCCTATATCAGTGAACTACCTGGACCTGGTGGTGTTAATAATAACACTGGCAGTGCCCCGCAGGATGCCCCGGATAACAGCGACCCTCGGTTGGCAAGCT